AGGATATGATACTGCTACTTCTAAAAATATTTCTAAAAACAGTAGTGCAGCAACTGCAGGTACAAAAGAAGCAAATAAACTTATTAATGCAAAAGTTGCAGATGGAACAAAAGTAGGTATACGACTTAATCTTAACTCCACTATTCCTAATATGCCAAAAGGATTAGACAAGTTACAAACTTTACATAAAAATAATTACAATGGTAAGGCACTATCTTATAAACCTTTTGCTACTGTTGAAGATGTTACTTTTAATGTAAGTCAAAAAGGAAGACAGGGAATTGCAGCAAAAATAAAGAGTATAGACGTACCAGAAGCAAAAAGTAAATTTCCTGCAATGTCTGTTGATGGAAAGTATAATAACACTAGAAATGTGTTAGATGAAATAGATGATGATGTAGTTGAAATAGGTTTTAATCCTGTTAGTGGACATTTGTTTATTGATTTGTCAACAGGACAAGCAGTTAAAAGTGCAGATGTTGCTACAGTGATAGGCGATAGAGTGTACGCAAAAGGTGTTACTTATATGAAAAAAGCAGAAGCACCCAATCCGTTGTCTGCATCTGATGGAACACCTCTTCCAAGTGAAGTAAGGTATAAAATGAAAAAAGGTGGAGTAGTACCAATGGATAGACAAATGAGCATGTTTGAAGATGGTGGTCTTATGGATGAAGGCGGCACAATAGACCCTGTATCCGGTAATGATGTACCACCCGGCTCTACACAAGAAGAAGTGAGAGATGATATTCCTGCACAGCTTAGTGAAGGCGAGTTTGTATTCCCTGCTGATGTTGTACGTTACATTGGTCTAGGCAACTTGATGCGTATGCGTCAGGAAGCTAAGATGGGCCTAAAGTTGATGGAGCAAATGGGTCAAATGGGCAATAGCGAAGAAGCTACTATGCCAGATAATTTGCCATTTGATATTAATGACCTTGACATGGAAGACGAAATAGACGATAATAGTTCTCAAGAATTTGCACAAGGTGGCGTTGTATATGCACAAGATGGTGCATTAATACCTTCCGCTTATGGTACGCAAACGGCACAACAACCCTATCAAGGATACAATCCATACCAAGCTGCAGCGGCCACGGCGGCTGACCCGATAGAAGCAGCATCTGCACAGTATCAAGCACCACAACAATCTTATACACCTACAAGTATTTACAAACAAGAAGATATACCTACTTTTAAAGAGTTTGTGGGTGAGAATATTCCAAATGTAGACTTTGAACTGGTTGAATACCGTAACGCAGAGGGTAATTCAATTATGATTAAAATAAGCAAGGCTACTGGTCAACCTGTTCAGGGAGAAGTTATACCGGAAGGTTATACTAAGTACGACCCAGAAAAAACCAAAACAGAAGATGTTATGACAGGTGCAGTTACTCCGGAAACTACTATGGTTATGGATAGTGGTAAAATGAGTAAAGAAGAAAAAGATGCACAAAGAAAAGCAGATGCAGAAAAAGCTATACGAGTTAAAGGCAGAATTGCAGCAGCAAACGAATTGGGATACACAGAATTTACTAGTCCTTTCTCTGGAGTTGGCGGTATGTTAGCTTCTCTTGTTATACCCGGAGGTGCTATGCTTGCGGGTGCAAAAGGTGTTGGTGCAAAAGGGCAAAAAGGAATGCTTACTGGTATGGGATATGTACTAGATGGTGAGGGTGGAATGTTTGACCCTACAACTGGACACAAAGTACCTACAGGTTTAATAAGCGCACTAAGAGACGACTTTACCTATCGTGGCCTAAGTGACTTTGCAAAAAATCAATTGAAAACTGATGCAGCATTAAAAGAAGATTTCGGTGCTGAACTATATAATAAAATGGTAGACAATGCTATTGATAAAAAATTCGCTAAGTATGAAGAAGACAACGTAAGCATGGGCGATTCTAACTATATAAAAGAGGTAAAAGAAGCAGTAAAAGACGAAGCTAAAAAAGGCAATGTTAATACCAAAGGTAAAATTATTAATCCATTTGAAGCGCAACAAGGTTTAGGTCAATACGACCCTAGCAAGGACTTAAAAGTACAACGTGATGCTGAAGCTGCTGCTGCAAAGGCTGCGGCTGAAAGGGCAAAATATCGTCCTGCTTCTGGTGGTGGTGGCCCAGCCGCTGGTGGCGGCTTTGGTGGATACGCTCCCGGTGGCGGTGGCGGTGGTGGCAGTGCAGCTACTGGTGGTGGCGGTGGTGCGCCTAGCGGTCCGGGTAGTAGCGATGTCGGTGGTCAAAACAGAGGATATCGTGCCAAAGGTGGCCTAATGGAAAAAGAAAAACCAAAAACTAAAAAGATGAAGAAGGGTGGACTCGCTTCTAAAAAATAATCCACAATATGTTGGCTACTCACTCCCCACACTACCAACAGTGGCTACAGTGGCCCCAACAAGGAGAATGACATGAACGATACAATCATGGCAGAAGAAATGAAGACTACGCCAAAGGCGGCATTTGTGAATAAACCTTACACGCAAGAAGAACGAGTTAAGCGCGATGAGGAAGAACTAGAACAGCTAATGAAAGAACGTGATGGTGAAACAGAAGAAGCACCAGAGCAAGAAGCTGAACCTACTAGCGCAGAAGAGAAAACATTTAAAAAGCGTTACTCTGACCTACGCCGACATCAACAGAAACAAGCAGAAGAATTTAAGTCTGAACTTGCAGAACTAAAACGCCAACTTGCTGATGCCACGCAGAAAGAAATGAAACTGCCTAAGTCTGATGAAGACATTGAAGAATGGGCAAAAGACTATCCTGACGTAGCCGCTATTGTTGAAACAATTGCAATGAAAAAAGCGAAAGAGCAATCAATCGCTCTTGAAGAACGAATGAAAGCAATTGATGAGATGCAAAACTCAGCAACAAAAGAAAAAGCAGAAGCAGCACTAATGCAGATGCATCCAGACTTTGATGACATTCGTGACAGCGATGATTTCCACGAATGGGCCGAAGAACAACCTAAGTGGGTACAAGACGCACTGTACGAGAATGACGATGATGCAAGGTCAGCCGCACGAGCAATTGACCTCTACAAAGCAGATAGAGGCATTGGCAAAGAACCTAAGAAAAAGAATAATAAGGGTGCAGCAGAGGCAGTTGCGCCGAAAAATAAAAGAAGTAAGCCGCAAACTGATGAGGCTTCCACGTATCTAAAAGAGTCAGATGTAGAAAAAATGTCAGCACATGAATACGAGAAACACGCTGACGAGATTATGGATGCAATTCGTAGTGGTAAGTTTATCTACGATTTATCTGGTTCTGCACGATAAAAAAGAGTTGACAAGTAGTTATTAATAAGTATAACTATAGTCAAGTGTAGTGTAAGCAGGGTCGCTCCTTGCTTACCTAACAATCCGCAAACGACAAAAATCTTCAAGATTACCTGAATAACATGGCCTACTAAGTATGTCGGCGGCCACTGACTTACAAGGTACACCCTACGTTATACAGCCTCTGCAAAGAATTGTACTGTTTGCATCTGTGAAAAATCCAAAACAATAGGAGATGGATTATGGCTTTTCCAAGGGCACCGGGTTATAACAACTTGCCGAATGGCAATTTTAGCCCAGTAATTTACTCCAAACAGGTGCAGCTTGCATTCCGCAAGGCCGCTGTTTGTGACGCGATTACGAATAACGACTACTTTGGTGAAATCGCAAACTTTGGTGATTCAGTTAAAATCATCAAGGAACCCGAAATCACTGTTAAGGCTTACGAGCGTGGTACTACCATTACTCCGCAAGACCTTGACGATGAAGACTTCACACTGACCGTTGACAAAGCAAACTACTTTGCGTTTAAAGTTGACGACATTGAAGAAGCACATTCGCACGTAAACTTTGAGTCTCTCTCAAGCAACCGTGCTGCATACCGTCTTGCTGACCAGTTTGACCAAGATGTTCTTGGCTACTTGTCAGGTTTCAAGCAGTCTGCAATCAGTGGCACACCTGACACCGTAAATAACGTAATTAACGGTACTAAGTCAGTTACAACTGCTGGTACTGACGAACTGCTGTCAAGCATGAAGCTGAATGCATCCGACTTCAACGCAGGTAATGCTGCTAACTGTGTCGGTCTGAAGCCTCGCGCATCAGAAGCTGTTCCAACTGCTGCTGGTACTACTAACCCACTGACTGTGATTGCACGTATGGGTCGTCAACTCGACCTGCAAAACGTGGACTCTCAGGGCCGTTGGTTGGTCATTGACCCGGTGTTCGTTGAACTGCTGAAAGACGAAGACTCACGTTTGTTTGATTCAGACTTTGGTGGTTCTGGACTTCAGAACGGTTTGATTTTGAATAACCTGCATGGGTTTAAAGTCCATGTTTCTAACAACCTGCCTAAAGTTGGTACTGGTCCTTCCACAACTGGTGGAACCAATGCTAATAACTTTGGTGTGATTGTTGCTGGTCATTCATCAGCCGTTGCTACTGCTGACCAAATCAACAAGACTGAAACCTACCGCGACCCGGACAGCTTTGCAGATAT